TTTTTTTTTTTTTTTTTTTTTTTTTTTTTTTTTTTTTTTTCTCTCATTCTAAGAGGCTCGAATAGCACGTGGGCCACCCACACTGTATGGAGACTCAGAGAACTCGAATAATACTAAAAGCACGGAGGGCTACCCTCACTGTAAAATAGAAGAGGTGGCACAGCCACACTGTATTCTAATGCTTATATAGTACTATAAGGTGAAACAGGGTCGAGTCAAGCTCGACAAACACACAGGCGCGAGTATTCAGTTGCGCATACCCAGGAGAGAGTGCATGTCTCTATTGACATCTTCCACTGTGTGTCTCTCCGTATTTTCTTCCTTGTTACTAACACTGCCGTCCATACCAAACATTCTGCGATTAGTGTTTCGCAGCGCTGCAGCTTTCATCTGCATATGAGCTTCACGAGCCCTATCAGGTGTTTTTGAATTTACCTCATAGAAATCGAAAGCATACCTGGCGAGGCTAATGTCAGTCAAATTTCTCTTGATGCCATACCGCGGCATGTACCTCTCAGTAGCATTTCTCTTCGCAATGTATGCTTCTGCCGCGTTACTGAAGTGAGCCATAATTTGCCTAAATGACGGAGTGGCATGCTCAATTAAAGGCTTGATTGGATAATCAACTTGGGTTTCCCCATCCATCATAACCCAGACACCAGATATGTCTGGAGATGTACCATTCTCGATACACCAAACCATCAAGCCATTTAGCATCACTTGCATTTCGTTATCATTAAGGCCATAATCATTCCTCACTCCCTCATACCACTTCTCAAACTGTGACTGAGTGGCACGAGTGTTGGAAATGTCAATTTGTTGCGGATTATACTGCAGAAGATGATTTAAATTAAGGACTGTCTTTCCCTTAATTCTCGGCAAAATCATCTTATCAGTAAATGATTTAATTCGTGGAACAGTGAAAGTTCCACTGGTCCCAACATTGACATCTCTATCTCTCTCTCCAGTTTTTGTGCTAGTTGACACATCATTTCCGTCACTAGCATCATCCTTTTCTTTCTCTTTTTGCTTTTCTTTTTCTTTTTCTTTCTGTTTTTCTTTCTCCTTGAGCTTTTCATTCAAACCAGCATCCACGGCTTCATTTTTGGATTGATGAAACACATGTGTATTGTTGCTACAAACAAGTTGATAATCATCAGTGCTCCTTGATTCATGGTACACCAGTAATTCGGGTGAATCTCCCCTCTCACGCTCAAAGTATTTATCTATATACGCTTCCAATTCATCCATTGATCCACGTTCACTTGTATACAATCTCCTTAACCCGACTTCCGAGACGTATGGGGCCCTTCCTTGTTTTGCCAATTCATTGAATGGAGCTTGCTCAAGAACCCATTGGTAAAACCTGCGAATCTGGTGCGTTAGCTCACCGTAACCCCATGACTCTATCATTGCTGCTGTGATTGCTTCCAATCGATGCTCTGGGAGCTTAGATTTGTCCCATTCAAGGATTGCAACAATTCGCTCGGGTTCAAGTTTCGGAATGTAAATGTCATCAATTAGAATACCTCGATGCGACATGAACCACAAATCCTGTTTATTTCGGTGCCTTTGTGTGAAATCATACTTAAGCCCAAGCTCAGCGAATGAATTAGCGAATGAGTCGAGAACATGTTCATGATCCGGATGAATGGCAATACAGAGATCATCACCATTGATATAAAATACACACATATCTTCTTGAGCCTTCGTATCGTAACCAGCCTTCCGCAGCGCGTAATACATTGTGATTAAAACCATTAATGTATTGTCAACAACTGTCGAAGGTTGGCCACTATTATTTCCCTTGAACTTCTTGACAATTGTCCCATCTGGTGTCAGTATTGGCGTGTAGGTAATTTCCCCATACAAGTTCTTAAGCATTTGCTCTCCAATATCCCATTCCTCCATCGCCCATAACCGAATTGATAGCACAGCGTTCAATAAGTATGGTGTCAATGAGCTATCAAACTGGGAGCCATCTGCATCACAATACACCCAGCCATCGGGAAATTTTTTCAGGAACTCATCCCAGCCTTTGTAAAATTTTGTCATCCCAACGGTCCATGGGCATTCCATGTTCTTGCTGTAGAACCAGTTGTTAAAATCATCAACACATACTTTGGCTCCTAACAGTGTGTCAAGAGGAGCTGCTGTAAATGACCTTGTCTTTTTCGCGAGCACTTTCTCAGCTGGTCTCAATTCAGCTTTCAGTGAACCATTCCAAACTCCCATTCTCCCTTCGTAGAGACGCTCACAGCTTTTCCGTACAAGAGCCTGTCTATGCTCCACTGTTGACCCTTCAAAATACTTCCTTTTCTTTCCCGTGTATAAGGCTCCGACAGCTGCATCCATGTTCAAGGCTTGAATGATTACTTCGCTGTCTGTAATGTATTCGAGTTCGGGACATTCGTGATCATTTAACAACTCAACAACTTGCGCGACACTATCTTCAAAAATATCATGGTCGACTTCTCCAACAACAATGTCACTTGAATATTTTAACAAATCCTTAATGTATGCCTCCTTGCTCAGAACACTTTTCATGTAGTGACCCATAAGTGGGCTAAAGAAAGTCTTTGCCTCCTCATCACACTCGAGATAGTTCCTGAAGAGAGGACAAATGCCTTTAACAACGTGCTTTGTTACCAGATTGCTAGAAGCGGAGCTGACACCTTTCAGATTACCGTGTAATTTATCAAAGAGCCAACGACTACCACTTTGCTCAAAAACATTCAATTGATTAATTTCTTTTTGCGCGTTAAAAATTGCTTCGGGTCGACTTTCCCACACTTTAAGAGCCCCCCAACTCAGTTCATTGATATTGTAGCTCCAATGTTTGCTCCAAGTTAAATCATCAATTTTCCTCAGGACCTTATCTTCAAATTGTGCGGGTATTTTGGCGAAAAAATTTTGATCTCCGGTTGATGTCGACAAACTATGCAAGCCAACAATAAAACCATCCGAAACACTAACCAGTGGATTACCGCAATCACCATCATTCGTGGATATCCAGTGACATCCAAACTCTCCCGTGCCCTCACTGATGATAGAAGTCTCAGACACTTTGCTCGCAATATGATTTTCTTGGTAGTCAACACCTATCATGCAAACCTTATCCCCAGCTTTCATGGCCCTAAACCTAGCTCTACTATGGAATGGAGGAAAATCTTTCGGCATCCGAATAATTAAAAGATCAGTTTTTCCAATTGGAGCAATTCGAAGCGTTGTGGTGTTTTTAACAACGAACTTACCGTGTTGGGATTTCACTATAAGCTCACCATTATTCTCCTTGAACAAATGTCGGTTTGTGATAATGAATGAATTGTATCCGATTCCAAATAGGCTTCTTCCATCCCCTGATGTGTTTTTCAAATGGCAAACCACAGAAGCTATGCCATTGTAGTTTCTCATACCTTGACAAAGACTCTTTCCTTCGTGATGAACTGATTTTGAGGGTGGTGGAACTTGATCGACTTGAATAGTCCTGGGCGGGCCTGTTTGTCTCAACTCAGCCTCCCTGTCAGGAAATCCTGCAATGGTCAATTTGTTGTCACAAACTTTCAGAGGGTTGTGCGGTGTCAAATCGACTTCCAATGCTGTCTTCGCGGAATTTCGGACGTAATAGGCTTTGATTGTATTGTTTGCTATTAAAGCCTGCCTGTCGAAGCTGTCTGAATCCATGTACTTAGTTCGAATATCACCAAAATGTTCTTGCACCATTGAGACATCAGTTTGCGGGCTCTCATCCAAAGTCTCACCTGTTAAAGGGTCCAGGTACCGCACGTACGAGTAATCTTCTGGTTTAAATCCATATGTTGCAACAAACTTTCTCGTTTTAACACCCATGCCATGCATCTTTCCTTTCTTGTTTCCTTTCTTCGTGTATGCTTCTCCGAAATAGTGCTCAATTGTCCCATCATCACCATAGACCTCTCGACCAAGCTTAGCATTTGCTGCTGACTTAAATCTTAACTTTTGTCGCTGTCGCGCAGAGAAACCTTGGTGAAACACGTGAACATTTGTAAGCTTATCACGAAAGTATTGGTACAATAGCATTGCACCGCCAGCCATTGTGAAACCGCATACAATCGCATCCTTAATCATCAAGGAGCCATCCCAAACTCCTTTCAAACCTAACTCTCGCTTTATGTGCTTGATTCCGTCGACACCTTGATGATAAACAGCTCTGACAGCACCAAGAGATTGAATTAAATTCTCAACATTGTTCTCTTGCACGTGAGCTTCAAGTTGTTGAATCTGGGCTTTTGCTAATTGAAGTTTCCTGATATTTTCAACTGAATGATCAACCAAGTATCTACTCTGGATTGTGTTTATAACACCAAGGAGAGAGAAGCTAGAGTTTAGACCAGTGCAACTTGTCATAGCTTTAAAATGGGCATGCTTCATATTTTCACTCTCAATCAGTTTGTCAATCGTTATGAGAGTTCTAGGAATAGAATACACATCAGTTCTTAATGTGTACGCAATTTTCCCAGCAGATACAGAATTAATCCGCCCAAACGTAAAGTCACGCTTGTAAGTCTGCACGATATCCCACAATTCTCTGTATAATCGCTCAGGAACATCTTTAATGAGGAATGGTATTCGAACATCACCCTCTAG